ATAAATGATTGGTTGACAAGCAGGTATAAATGATGTATAATATGTGTATGAAATGAGGAAATATTATGAAAGCGTTAGAAACACCTTACTATCAATTTATAAACAATCCGTATGAATGCACACTCAATTCATCTATTAACAATAGAGTTACATTTGACATTATGGATAAAGATTTGAGTCGCCATGATATGATTGAGCAATTTGAGTATTTTCTTAAAGCATGCGGATTTCATTTTGCTCCTGGCGAGAGTATTGATATTGTGACACAAGAGGACTAATATTATGAAGTTAATGTTTTTGAAATTTTACGATGTATATAACTGGATATTTGATCATAGCAAAAACCCATTAAGACATATCCCAGACCCACTATCACGAATGTGGATAATGACTGTCCTAGCATGGATGTGGTCAGTCGCATTCGGCATCTATATCGGTAGTGTGATCTACATGGGCGTAAGCCTAGCAGTACACTTTATATTGTTGTTTATGGTTACATTTACTGCCGCAGTATTCTATGAAGCGGAACGCAAGCAATCGACATGGTTGCTGAAGTTGAGAAAAGAGCAACAGTATAAATAAAACAGTTAATCAAAAGAGGAGGTGGTTTAGTTCACCACGGCACGGATGCTAAAACGAACTACTTTATTATTTTTTAACTTGGAACTTTATTATGACAAATTCAATTATTATTCCATCATCTGATGCTGACAAGCAACGCATCAAGGGTGCGATGGAAGAAATCAGTAATGCTTATACCCGTATCGAAGCGGAACGTGACTTTATTAAAGAGGCAATCGTTGCTTTATCGGAAGATGTAGATATCCCGAAAAAATACTTATCTAAAATGGCGACAATGTATCACAAGAACAATGTGAGCGAGGTTGTTGCTGAAATCGAAGACATTGAGGCGCTGATCGAAACAATCAGTAGATAATCATATGAGTGATGAAAAAGAACTTATTGACTTTTCAATCGATCTTGACGAACAAGGCAGATCAGGAATGAGTTGGAAAAACCTGAAACTGTATGGAAATGAAAGATATGATTACGGCGTGAAACCACTTGAAGAGATCAATCTTGGCGATGATTCATACGCTCCCAACGATCAAGTAAAGATTAAATTTGATGTAATGCCATGAAAAAGTGGTGGCGTATTTGGGCAAAGTCTCTCGGAGAAAAGGTAGGAGAGACAGATAAGCAAGCGGATACTATAGCAGTTATCAGAACATTCTGGTGGTTGGTTCATATATCAACTTGCTTCTTCATTATCCTTAACGCCATTGCTAGTCATGGGTGGAACTTAATAGGACTAGGAAATTGAGAATGAAATTAATCGCAACGCATTTTAAAGAGGAAGCATCAGGTCGAGCAACAGCAGAGATCTATGAAGCGTCTAATGGATTTAGCATCAGGTACATTGACCCAGCAGGTCAGGTGTTAGCAACAGAAACCCACCCAGGCAAATCATTGCAATGGGTTGAAGATGCCGCTGAGAATTGGGCACTAGGAATAAAATTACTCAATGAATAAATTAGATTCACAACTCAACTCTGAAAAGATTATGAAAGAGATATCTGGCATGATAGCACAAGGCGTTCCATACATTGATGCTATTGTTGAATATTGCGAGATTCATTCTCTCGAGATTGAAGTGGCAGGCGAGATCATACGCAGAAGTCCTATCCTCAAAGCGAAGATACACGAGGAGGCAGAACATCTTAATTTAGTACAATCAGTAGTGAGGTTGCCCGAAAGTGTACTCTGATCGTGAAGCGTTTAATCTTTTTCAGTATTACATTGCTGTTAAGCAGCACTTTACAACTGACTATGACTTCTTCAAATATAATGGGAAGATGCGACTCAAGGAGTCATCTTTTGAAACTCGTAAAGACAAATTCTTCTTCCACAAACTGTCGAAGAAAGACGAACCTAAAAACAGAATCCTAGCGAACTTAGTTGTCAATCCTAAAGCATGGATAGGCGATATAGTGGACAAGGAATCGTGTAATGAGGTTTACACTGAATGGGCAAAGCGTCAACAACAATTGCGCTATACATTCAAGCAAGACCTAGCAGAACTTGATGATGACTTTGATAAGGAGTTCAAAGTAGTGAGTGGGCAAAACCCACACGTTATTAACCTACACTTGCAACACCGGGTTAATTTGGAGACACTAGTGATCCTGGATGATCTACTATTGTGTTTCCGTTATTGGGAGAACCATGTAACTGATCGTGTACTTTTTCCTAATATAAATAAAAGTGTCAACAAATATCGACCATTTATGATGAAAGAAGGTTATGAATTTGAGAAATTTCGTTCGATTTTGGTTGACAAGTACGATGATATATGTTAAAATATGTCAAGTACGAATAATTATATAAACCTAATATATCGCACATAACGCAATACAACGTCAATACAGGAGCAACCTATGACTAGCAATTTTGCATCACTAAAGAAGTCCCGTTCAGGGTCTTTCGACAAACTCAATTCTCAACTTCAAAAGATGAACACCTCTGGGGGTAACAACTCAAAGGATGATGATATGTGGAAGTTGGAAGTTGACAAAGCGGGTAACGGTTACGCTGTTCTTCGCTTCCTTCCTGCACCATCAGGAGAAGATATGCCTTTCGTTCGTATCTGGGATCACGGATTCCAAGGTCCAGGCGGTTGGTACATCGAAAACTCTTTGACCACTCTAGGTCAAGATGATCCTGTTTCTGAATACAACAGCAAGTTATGGAATTCTGGTGTGGATTCCGACAAGGATGTAGCACGTAAACAGAAACGCCGTCTTAACTACATGGCGAATGTATATGTAGTAAAAGACCCTACCAATCCACAGAACGAAGGCAAAGTGTTTAAGTTCAAGTTTGGTAAGAAAATCTTTGATAAACTAAATGATGTTATGAATCCTCAGTTTCCTGATGAAGCACCTATCAACCCATTTGATTTTTGGGAAGGCGCTAACTTCAATCTGAAAGCACGTAATGTTGAAGGTTATCGTAACTATGATAAGTCAGATTTCTCTGCGCCCGCTGTTCTAACGAACTCGCAAGGTGTTGATTTATCTGATGAAGAATTAGAAGGTGTTTGGGAACAACAACACTCTCTAGCAGAACTGATCGATCCTAAAAACTTCAAGTCCTATGCTGAACTTCAAGCGAAGTTATATAAAGTATTGGCACTTGATGGCAGTGCTCACGCACCCAAAAATACTGCCGAGGACGACAGTGGGGAGATGGATTTCACTCCGAAATTCAAAGCGCAAGAGGCAGCACCTGTCTCAACAGCGACTGCGCCAGCGCAAGCGGCAGCAGAATCTCCTCTAGAATCTCGCTTTGCGGATAGCAGCAATGATGATGAAACGCTTGATTTCTTTAAAAATCTAGCGAATGATGATTAATATGTTATCTTGAGATTCGGAAAGGGCGGGGTCAAGGATGGCCTCGCCTTTTTTTTATTTTGAATGACCCGAGCTGACTAGAGTTTTATTTGCGGGAACTTTGGCAGCGTAGTTGTTCGTTACATAGTTATTTGTCACATTAGTCACATTAGGCGCCCCAACTGAATTGCCTCCTGTGCTAACAACCTGAACACTTGCTGTGTCAGTTGCACCTTTAGGTCCGCCTCTTAATCTTTGACCTGCTTGAGCAGAAACACTTTGAGCAGGAGCAACTTCGCTTCCGAGAAGTTCACGCACTTGACCCATTGCAACTGCTAATCCTGCAAGATCAATCGCTTCATTGTTTAATATACCTTTACCGAAATCAATCTCTTTATTGAAAAATGATGTTTCAAATTCAACAGGTTTACCTTTAGGGTTGCCGTTAGTAAGACCTTCTAGTAGTTTAGGCAAATGTCCAAAACTATCCAATAAACCTTCAAGATCAAATTTAGGTGTGTTTATTTTAATGCTACCTAATTTCTCTAGTGCAGTTGACATTTTATCAATGCCTGTTGCCGCTAAATCAATCTCTTCTTGTTTGTCAGCAATTTTCAATAATTGTTCAACGGGTGATTCTGCACCTGTTAGGAAACCGAGTATAGATGATCCTGCCTCTTTAAGTGTTGCGACAAAATTTCCGCCAGCAAATGAACTTAATCCTCCTCCAAGTATTCCC